ATCTCTGGCAGCAGATCGCCGAGCGCATCGTGCCGCATAAGTCCAACATCTCGAAGCTCCTGTCACCGGGGGAACGGCAGACGCGGGAGCTCTTTGACTCCACCGCCATCGACGGGGCGCAAACGCTCGCCTCGTCGATTCACGGCACGCTGACGCCCTCCACCCAGCCTTGGCTCTCGATCTCCGTGCGGCAAGAGGCCCTCAACGAATTGGCCGAAGTCAAGGACTGGCTGGAGGACGATGCCCGGCGCATTCACACGGCGTTGCGGCAGTCCAACTGGACCACCGCCGCGCATGAGATGTACCTCGATCTCGTCGGCCCCGCGGCGATGGGGTGTCTCTTCGTCGAAGAGAAGCCCCCGCCTGCCAGCGGCGGCTTCGGCGGATTCCGCTTCATGGCGCAGGCACCGGGCTCCTACTGCGTGGCGGAGGATGCCGACGGGCGGATCGATACCGTGTTCCGGGAGGTCTCCCTGACGGCGCGCGCCATTCTGCGGAAGTGGGGGGAGGCGAAGGTCGGTGACAAGATCCGCGAGGCCGCGGCGATGAAACCCGACCAGCGCTTCACGGTGCTCCAGGCCGTGATGCCCAATGAGGACTACGGTCGGCAGCCGGGCAGACGCGGCACGCGCCATATGCCGTATGCCTCCTGCTATCTGATCGTAGAGACTCGCCACAAGCTTGAGGAAGGCGGCTTCGAGGAGTTCCCGTTCCTCTGCCCACGCTGGGCCAAGACCTCGGGCGAGACGTATGGGCGAGGGCCCTCGCACACCGCGCTCCCGGACATCAAGACGCTCAATGCCGCGAAAGAGTTCTTGCTGAAGGCCGCCCCGCTGGCCATGTTCCCGCCGACCTTGGAGATCGATGACAGTGTCGTCGGCGAGGTGGATCTGCGTCCCTTCGGTCGCAACAGCGTCGAAGTCCAGGGCAACCGCAGCATCAACGACACGTTCGCCTTCATGCAGACGGGCATGAAGATGGACCTGTCGCAACTGATCCTGGCCGATCTCCGGCAGGGCATCCGGCGCATTTACTTCGCCGATCAGCTCGAGCTGCAAGAAGGCCCGCGGATGACGGCGACCGAGGTGCAGGTGCGCTACGAGCTGATGCAGCGCCTCTTGGGCCCAACCCTCGGGCGGTTGGAGAGTGAATTCTTGAATCCGCTGGTCGAGCGCTGCTTCGGGTTGATGGCCCGAGCGGGGGCCTTGCTGCCGGTGCCGCCGGCGCTCCAAGAGGCCCTCGGGGAGGCGGACCTCGACATTGAGTATGAAGGCCCCTTGGCGCGCGCCCAGCGGACGGTGGAACTCACCGCGCAGGATCGGGTGTTGGCGATGGTCGCCGGCATGACCCAGGCCATGGTCGCCGCGGGGGTGCCGCCGCAGAAAGCTGCCGAGGCATGGGATGTGCTGAAGATCGACAAGTGGGTGCGGGACCGGGCCGAGATCACCGGGGTGCGCAGTGATTCGCTGGCAAGCGATGACGAGCTCCAGGCGATCCGGGCCGAGCGCGCGGCCGCGCTGGCCCAGCAGCAGCAGCTGGCGCAGATGAGCCAGATCGCCGAAGCGGCGGGCAAGGCGGCACCGGCACTGACGGCGCTTGACCAGGCCGCCATGGGCGGGACGAACGGGAAGGGGGCCGCATGACCGCGTTCCGAGGCGACGACATCCTGCTCCGCCGGATTGACCATGACGACCTGCCTGATCCTCCCGGCGTCCGTGATGTGCCGACCTGGGGGGTCGTGCTGTTGCTTGCGGTCCTCGCGCTTCCCCTCCTGCTCTACGCCATCGGGGCGGGGATGTGGGACAGCCTGCGGCGCCTATGGCGTTGACGTCGAATCAGGAAGCCCGCGCCCTGGCGTGGGCCAAAGTGTTCGAGGATGGCGCGGCCACCACGGCCGTCCTGGACGACATGACGGTCTTCGCGACGGGCTTGCCGGAGACGCAGCAGGCGGGGGCGACCCGGCTCCTGCTCTACATCCTGCAGCGCCGGAGCCAGTTGCGGCGGCTCGCACGGAAGAACGGGAAGGAGAGAGCACGTGCCTGACACGACGACGCACGATCCGCCTGCGCCACCGGTGCCGTCGCTCCAGCCGCCGAGCGATTGGCGGGCTGGCCTCACCGGCGACTATGCGCCGCTGGCGCAGGACCCTAGCCTTGCGACCTTCAAGGGAAAGGACTGGGCGGAAGTCGGGCCGGTGTTGGCCAAGTCCTATGTGGAAACGAAGAAGCTCGTGGGGGCGAAGACGACCCTCAAGATCCCCGACGAGCATTCGACGCCGGAAGAGATCGCCGCCTATCGCAAGGCGATCGGGGTGCCGGACACACCCCAGGACTATCGCATCACGCGCCCCGAGGCGGCGCTGACGGGGTGGGACGAGACGGCGGAGCAGAACTTTTTGGCGAAGATGCACGAGCTGGGTACGCCGCCCCACACGGTTCAAGCCATCCTGAACTGGTATGGGGAATATGTGAGTGAGCAACACCGGGCCTGGCATCGGGAAGCGGAGGCGACGCAGCAGGAATTGCGGCGGGACTGGGGGCCGGATTACGCCGCCAACCTTGGAGTCGCCAACCGGGCGATCCAGCAGTACGGAGGCGACGCCTTGGTGGACCTGTTCGCCCAGAACGGCATGGGGCGGCATCCCCTCGTGGTGAAGACGTTCGCCGCCATCGGCAAAGAGCTCATGGAGCACGGCGCCATTCCCGCAACCGGCATCGCCCACATGACCCCGGAGGAGGCGCAGGAGCGCCTCAAGACGCTCCAGGCCGATCTCTTGAAGGTGCCGCAGGGCAGTGACCGGGCGAAAGAGATCATCAACCAGATCATCGCCCACCAGAAGATCGCTCAGGGGAGGTGACGCATGGAACTCACGCGCTGGGGGATGAAGGTCGAAAAGATCGATGGCACCTGTGTCCGCCTGGAACCCCTGACGAACCTCGGGTCGCAAAGCCGCGGCGGGGCCGGCGCCGGGACGGGGATCGGGGCCGTCATCGTCGAGACGAGCGAAGCGACGCCCGCCAGCGCCTTCTGGGGCTCGGCGGCCACGTGCATCTTCTTCGATGTGATCATTCGACGGAGGAGCTAGCCATGGCCCGGCGGCCGATCCCCCCGAAGCCCGTCCGCCCCTATGAGTTCGAGACGATCGAGCAGTGCGAGGAGTCCGGCAAGCTCCATCGCGCGGAGGTCAAGCAGTGGCCGCCGCCGCGCTCCCGCAGTCAGGAACTCAACCCGTTCATCTCCACGCGCTGTACGCGCTGCGGCGGGCATCTCCTGGTGTATGGGGACAATGATCCCGAGAACTCCGGCATCGAGGTGGTGGTGCTGGAGAAGGAGTCCATCGGCAGCAAGAAGTAAGCACGACAGCGGCGAGACTATCTCGCAAGAGACCTCGCTGACGCCGACGAAAGAGCCGGCGTAGGGAGCCCCCGCGACAAGGGGGTGAGGCAGACCGGCCGTGGGGCCGATTATCTGCCGCTTGGGAGTGCGCCGTATCAAGCGGTAGGAGTGACCGTCCCATGGCTGACACCATCGACACTGCGTTTATTCCCGCCTTCCAGAATCTCATCGTGAGCCTGTATGCCGAAGATCCCGAGGGCATTCAGTCCACGGTGCGCCTGCGAACCGGCGTGGTCGGGAAGACCGACAACTGGGAGCGTCTGGGCGGGGTGAAACTCGTCCCCGTGACCTCGCGCCACCAGAAAACGCCACACACCGAGATGACCCACAGCCGACGCCGGGCCGTCATGGCCGACGGCGCCGGGTCGGAGCTCCTGGACCAGCTCGACGAAGTGAAGATGATGATCGACCCCCGCAACGAGTACACCCAGAACCTCGTGCGGGCCTATCGGGTGTTCATCGCCGAGACGTTGGTGGATAGCCTCAATGCGGCCGCCACCGTCGTGGCCGCCGACGACACGACCTCGACCCAGGCCCTGCAGGCCTCCCAGCAGATCGCCAACGGCGGCACGGGCTTCACCATGGCCAAGTGGCGGCAGGCCAACCGCATCCTGGATAACGCCGGGGTGCCGCGCGAGGGGCGCTGCGCGCTCTTGAGCGCCTTCGCCATCGAAGACCTCCTAGCCGACGCCACGGTGACGAGCAAGGATTATGCAGACCTGGCCGCGCTCCAGACCGGCACCATCGCTAACAAGTTCTTCATGGGCGCCACGGTGAAGGTCATCGGCGATGCCATTCCCGACGACACCGCCGTCCTGACCGGCGGCACGCTCGACCCCATCCTGCCCAAGACCGGTAACATTCGGTCCTGTTTCCTGTATCACCGCGAGGCCGTGGGTCTCTCGATCGGCAAGGTGGGCACGCCGGAAGTGGACCGGCGCCCGGACATGATGAACGCCTGGCAGGTGCTCGTGCAGGCCTCGGCGGGTGCCGTCAGGATTCTGGATGCGGGCGTCGTGCAGATCGACATCGATGAGAGCGTTTGATGCGTAGTGCACCCTTCACCCCTTCGGCCCTGGTGGCACACCGGGGGAAGGAGGAGACACGGAGATGAGTTACAACACGACGTTCACGCGGTTCAAGTCGGCGGATTTGGCGGGCCTGGACTGCGGCACCTATCTGAAGATCCCCCGCCGGCAGGGCAAGGTGACCCTGGTCGCCAGCTACACCGGCGACCTCGAGGTCGGCCAGTGCGCGGCCATGGTGCGTGTGCCCACCGGGGCCCGTATTGTGGCGGCGGATGTGTCCTGGTCGGGGGCGTCCAACAGCATTCTGGCTGTGGGCGATCCGTATGCCTGCGGCCGGCTCCTCGGGCCGATCAGCACCGTCTATCCCCGCGGGGTCATGCGTCGGGCGTTGGCTGACATCACGGCCAACTGCGTCAACTACCAGCCGTGGGGCACCTGCGGCACGATGACGAAGACCGGCAACATCGGCGACGGGTGCGGGCTGTTCTATCAGTACACCTGCGAAACCGACATCGTCGTGACAAATCTCTATTCGGAGGCCAACGCGAACGCGGGCGGCTGGGCCGGCGGCGGCGTGGTGGCCGGGTCCGGGTCGGCGGGCGCCAAGTGGACCGGCGGCAGCATCGTGCTGACAGTGGAGTACCTGCAGCAGAGCTAACGCGCACGCCGGCGTGCAGGGAGAGAGCGGGGCGGGGTCCGCTGAGGGCCCCGCCCCTCACACAGGAGGTGACCGATGGCCGTCGTGCCGTGGACTCGCGTCGTCACGCCCTTCGACGGCGCCGGCCTGAGATTGATCACGTGGAAGGGCTTGGCCGCCGGCGACGTGGGGCAACCGTTCGTCTGCGCGGAGTACGCTAACAAGACGATCCAACTCAGTGGCCGCGTGGCGGGCTCCGTCGGGATCGAAGGCACGCTCGACCCGGCGCTCGACGGGTTTGCGACGGTGCACGATGCGCCGCAGGGGAATGCTCTCTCGGGGCTCAGCACCGCGACGCTG